CACCAAAACCTGCATTTAAACCTAAACCTAAACCAAAAAAGGTTGGATTTTTTAAGAGGCTTTTAGCTGGTGAAGAAGTTCAATTAGAAGCAAGTAAAGCAAGTAAACCTACTGCATTAGAAAGATTTCGTGCAGCTGCTGCAGTTAGAGAAAAAAAACACAATGACATTGAAAAAGAACGTCAAGAAAGATTACATCAAGAACCTTCTAAATCCAATGTGCCTAACCGTGAAGCAAAAAAAGATTATATGTCAGCTGCTATCGACCGTTTAGAAAAACATTTGAATAACGAAGAAGTTGAACTTGATGAAATGATTAATGAAGTTCTAGGTAAAGATGCTTCTGCTGGAGATTGGATTCACGACTTTGTTCATTCAAAGAATCCTAAATTTGCTGGCAAATCTACAGCTGAGCGTAAAAAGATGGCTCTTGGTGCTTACTATGGTAAACAAAATGAAGAAAATATTGAAGAAGATGTAAAAGACATTTTAAGGGCGGTTAGAGGAAGCAAAGAATTAGTACACAAAGTTTCTGTCAATGGCCAAGTAAAAACTATACATAAAAACAAAGATAGTGCAAAATCTGCTGCAACAACAATAAAGAGCAAATTTCCACATTTAAAAGTAACAATTAATTCTGTACATGAAGATATGTGGCAAGACCCACAAGCAGCAACTCAAACTCCTGCTGATGGTGCCAATGGTGGTAACCAAGTGGCTGACAGAAAACGTCAAATGTCTAAATCTGCTCGTATGATTAAAGATTTATACAAGAGAAAAGGTGTGGTCAAAGAAGATATGTATGACCATGAAAAAGAAGATAAGTCTGTGGCCACCTATGGTAAAAAACCTAAGATGAGCCAGACAGACAAAAAAGACAGTCTTGGTGAGAACAAACCACAAGCTGCAGCAACATTAAGTGGTGGTACCACCCTAACTGGTGTTAAAAGGGACAGTATTGAAATTGATCCAATAATGAGAAATCGTCCTGGTCAGCCTAATATTGATAAGAAATCTGGTAAAAAAGAAAATAATAAGAACGATAAATAGTAAGATAACCCGAGGTTAAAAGGAGAAAAAAATGTCATTTTGGGGAAATTTAGACTTTGCGAATAATCGGCCAATGATGCCGAATTCCCGTGAAGTGGTGTCTGTTGCGACAGGTACAACCGCCAATCTCACTCTAGGCGGATCGAGAGTATTGGTGTTTACTGCAAACGTATCAAGTGCAGTTCAGCCAGGTGTTCATGTCTATGGCGACAACGATCCTAATAGTGTTATTTCTAAAATTGCTAAGGATGCATCAAATTTTGATGTTTCTGATGTTGCCTTTTGGAGAGCAAACAATACTGTAGCTTCTGTTTCTGGTAATACTGTTGTTTTAAATAACATTATTACTGCAAACTTTGGTGCTGGCAAATTAGTCTATTTCGCCAATACACTACTTCACGATTCAACTACTACTTACGCCAACTATGCAAACGACATAATCTTGGTAACAGGAAGTCGCATGTCCAATACTCAAGGTACTGTATATGGTTACGGTAGTACTGTTGCTAATACCAAGCTTGGAAGTGTAAATCAAGGTTGGAACAAAATTACTCGTAAGATTAATAATGACGGCGCAATTCGTTTCCTAAAAGAAACTATTGTTTGCTTGGCAAATCCAATTGCTTCCAATATTCAATCAGGTAATACAAGTTCTAACGCTGTATTTGGCGGTCTGTAATTTTAAAAGGATGGGTACCTACGGGTACCCATTTTAATTATGATTGATGACTTGAATGAAGATAACTTTATGATATACGCAATGAAGTGTTATAATGCACCAAATTATGTTATGTCGGAGTTTGAAGGAGATATTAAAAGAACCAAATATCTAAAACGATTGTTTCGTAGATATAAGGCATCCAAAATACTCAAAGAACGATTGATATTAAATCATATCATTCTGTTAAATAATGTTTTTGGTCCAGAAGTGACCGCAAGAATATTATTTTACAGGATAGATGAAAAAGATTATGATGTTTTGAAAACTTTTCTACTATACTTAAACATAATGCCTGATGCCGTATGGGGTGTTAATGGTAAAAATATAAAGACGGCTGATGTACCAGTCGATATGAATGTCGCAGAGATATTAAGAAAAATATGAAAACATTTAAAACATATATCAAAGAAGCTACCGACAAAAAAGATACTATTTCGGTGGACATTCCATTAATGATTCGTTTGCTTGAACTAGCCCGTGAAGATGTTAAGACGGATGTGGAACTACACCAAATTGTTGAAAGACTTATCAATATTCGTAATAAAGGTGTATTGAATATGAACCATTACCACTATATTGCCGGTACTCGTATTGCCAACAATCATATTCGTAAAAATAAATGAAATCATTTAAACAATTTATATCCGAAGACCATGTTGCAAAATTGGAAAAAGGTCTAAAAAAATTAGACAGCCACAGTTACGAAACAATTAATAAACTGATGATGTCCATCAGTAAAGACCATAATATTTCTGGTGAAGAATTACACAACGATTTTAAATCCAAACACGGTAAAACTCCTGATGATTGGATTAAAGAATTAAATGATTTAAAAGAAGATTTGCGAAAATGGTTTAAGCAAAAATGGGTTCGTATGGACACCAAAGGCAATATTAAGGGTGATTGCGCTAGAGAACCAGGCGAAGGCAAACCAAAATGTTTACCTCAGGCCAAAGCTCACGCAATAGGTAAAGATGCACGTGCTTCTGCTGCTCAAAGAAAGCGCAGAGAAGATCCTAATCCAGAACGCCGTGGTGCACCAATCAATGTTAAAACTGAAAGTATGGATAACAAACAATGAAAACATTTAAACAATTTTTAGAAATTATATCTGAGAAAAATGTTCCAACAAGTCCAGAAAAATGGGCTAGAGCCAAGGCTGCTGCTAAATCCAAGTTTGCAGTATACCCATCAGCTTATGCAAACGGTTGGGCATCAAAAAAATACAAAGCAATGGGTGGTGGATGGAAATCTGTTAGTGAGAATCATGTCGCTATTGCCATGGGTAAAGAAATGGATGATGAAGGCAGTATGATTATGAATCAATTGGACCAAATGGAGCGTTCAATTAACATGATGCGAGATGTAGTTAAAGACGAAGATATGCAAATACCAGCTTGGGTTCAATCTAAGGTAACACTAGCTGCCGATTACATTGAAACCGCTGCTGGGTATATGTCTAGTAAAAACGAAGGAGTTGAATATCTCTTTGATGTTATTGAAGAGATGGTAGAAGCCGCAGCTCAAGAATACAATATAGATGCAGAATTACTTTGGGAAAGATTAGAATCAATAAGTGATGAAGAACTCATTGAAGAATCGGCCGCTTGGCAAAGAAAAGCAGGCAAAGATCCTAAAGGTGGTTTGAATCGTAAAGGTATTGCTTCTTATCGTAGAGAGAATCCAGGTTCAAAATTGTCTATGGCGGTGACAACACCACCATCAAAATTAAAGCCTGGTTCTAAAGCTGCTAATCGTAGAAAATCATTCTGTGCTCGTATGGGCGGTATGCAAGGTGCTATGAAAAAACCTAATGGTGAACCTACTCGTAAAGCCTTAGCATTAAGAAAGTGGAATTGTTAATGAAATCATTTAAAGAATTAAGAGAAGCTTGTTGGACCGGTTATACAGCCCGAGGCTTAAAGAAAAAAGGTAATCGCATGGTACCTAATTGTGTACCAGTCAAAGAAGATGGCGTAGGTGGTATTGCTGTTTCTGGTCCAACTAATGTTACTGGTCCACAAAGTGGTACTGATCCTGTTTCTGCTACTGCTGTTGATATGAAGAAAAAGAAACGTTACGCAATGATTTCCAGGAAAGCACCTAATTGATATATGTTTGATTGGCTTTTAATACTATTACCTATTTGGGTACCTGGAGCAATAATCATAACTGGTGTTGCCCTTTTTGTTCTTCTAAAGTTTACTACATTTATTCCTTTAATGTACAGACTACCAGCTAAAATTGTTGGTACAATATTATCGATAGTTTTATTTGCTGGAGGTTTTTATCTTCAAGGTCGACAAGATATACTAGTAAACGCAAAGGCAGAAATTGATAAAGTAGTAACTCAACAACAAGATATTACAAATAGTGTATCCAATGATTTAAAAAAGCAACTAACTGAAACGAAAAGTAACAATGAAAAAATTATACAATCTATTAACACTAAAGATGACGCTTTGTGTAACTTGCCTAGTTCTTTTACAAGCGTGCTCAATCACGCCGCTAAAGATACCGTTCCCAACACCACCACAGGAACTAATGGAACCGGTACCAAACCTACTAACTCTACCGGAAGGTAAAGTAGAACTATCAACTGCTGAAACCATTATTGTTAAAAATTATGGTCTCTACCATGAATTGAAAGCCAAACATGAGGCATTTCAGAATTGGGCTAGACAGCAGAAAGCTTTAAACCCATGAAAAAACTGTTAATTCTTTTATGCATGATACCTAATCTTGTATTTTCTCAAGAGGTAATGAACGAAACTCGCACAATTTCTTGTGTAAACAAAGAGAACATATACAATCTCGTAGGTGAGTTTGATGAAATTCCGTTTATTCGTGCATTGAATTCTCTTGTGTTAGGTGTTCCAATTTTCAACTCACTGGTAATTTTTGTCAATTCAAAAACAGGATCATTTTCAGTTGTAGAAAAAGTAGAAGAACAAAAATATTGTATTTTGGCAGTAGGTGTTCGTTTTGAACCTATGCCAGCAGAAGCACTAAAAGAATATAATGAATTTGTTGAGAAGAAGAAACTATGAAAAAATTATTAGTTATTTTATCTGTTAGTTTAATAACAGGATGTTCAACACTACAAGATTTGTGGGTAGCCAGTTATGACACCAATGAATATGCTTTGGTTAATAAGATTAGAACTATTGCTCAAACATCAAAAATTTGTGATGAATCTACTGTAAAGAATTTATATCTCACCACGGTAGAATTAAAAAACTTCAGCCAGTATCTTCCAAGAAATCGACAGAATAATGAGTTAAATGCTGATTTATTAAGACTAGTTACAGAATTATACGATAAAGAACCGCCTATAGGTCAAGTTTACTGCAAGGCAAAACTAAATATCATAGAGAAAACGGCAGAACGAATTCAACAAGTTACCGGGAGTAAACCCAAATGAATGACTTATTACAAGTATCACAATTAGCACAATCATATCAACAACAATACGAGTTAGGTCAGCTTTCTGCAGCCGATTTTAAAGAATTGATTAATGATTTAAACATTGTTGGAAAAATAAACGAAAATGCAGCGGCCTTACAGAGAAATCAAGACATTTATAAAACATTAGTTACTGCAGTTGAATTGGCCGGAGCCATAGCATAATGCAATTAACTAAAGAACAATTACAGCAATTACTGCCAAATAACCCATATATTGACCAATGGTATGAGGCTCTCTCACAATTGTTGCCTGACTATGAGATTAATACTCCTCAACGTATTGCGGCTTTCATTGCTCAATGTGCTCATGAATCTGGTGGGTTCACAGCTCTCAAAGAAAATTTGAATTACAAGGCTGCCACATTACGCAAGATATTTGGTAAGTATTTCCCTAATGATGAGATTGCCAATCAATACGCAAGCCTTCCAAACAAACAGGAAGCGATTGCCAATAAGGTCTACGCTAATCGTATGGGTAATGGAGATGAAGCGTCTGGTGATGGTTTCCGTTACTGTGGTCGTGGTCTAATTCAACTGACCGGTAAGAGTAATTACCAATCGTTTGCAGATAGTCTGGAAATGAATGTTGAAGATGTGCCAGAATATCTACAAACATTTGAAGGTGCTGCACAATCAGCTTGCTGGTTTTGGGAATCAAATAATCTCAATCAATGGGCTGATAAAGAAGATATCTTAACATTAACTAAACGTATCAATGGTGGTACGATTGGACTTGATGATAGAATTAAACATTATGAACACGCTAAACATATTTTGGGGGCATAATGGCAGAAGATTGGATGCAAAAGCGCTGGCGTCCTGCCATGGGTTGGATGTATATGGTTGTCTGTATGTTTGATATGGTTATATTTCCTGTTTTATGGAGTATACTTCAAGCTGTAAATCATGGTCAGGTACACAACCAATGGCAACCACTAACATTACAAGGTGCAGGATTATTTCACCTTGCTATGGGTGCAGTTCTTGGTATTGCTGCTTTTGGTAGAACACAAGAGAAAGTGGCTAGTACTACTGCAAACAATATGCAGACGCCTGTACCAAGTTTTAGTGGTGTAACATCTCCTGCTTTTGTTGCAACACCACCTACACCAACGCCAACAACCATGGGTGGAAAATTTGCTCCACCACCAGCATCACAACCTGAACTATAAGGACAATCATGTTAGATACAATTTTTTGGATTGCAATCGGCGCATTTGTAGGTTGGAATTTTCCACAACCATTTTGGGCTAAAGCAATTCAAGCAAAAATCCAGGCTATGATAACCAAAGGAAAATAAAATGAAACAGTTATTAATTTCATTGGGTTTAGTGTTTTGTTTTTCACAAGTTTCTTATGCTGAAGCCGTGGTAAAGAAAGTCTGCCGTGTAGATGAAAAAACCAAAAAGGAAGTGTGTAAGAATGTTAAAACACACAAGAAACTAGAAGGTACAAAAGTACCAGATAAGAAGAAATAAAATGGCAGACGATATCTCAGAAATCAAAGTTGATGTTGGTGTTTTAAAGACACAAGTATTGACTTTATCTGCTCTTTGTAATAAAATGGATCAGGTCATAGAAAAACTGGTGGATCAACACGACCGCCATATTGCAAAGGTTTACACAAACATGGATAATCGTAGACTAGAAACGGAAGCCGATATCAAAGAGATACATCAGCGAATAGATACCGTTTTGGACAAAATGGAAACTTCCAACAAAGAAATTATGGAAGAATTCAAATCTCTCCGTAAAGATATGAGTGACCATAACAAACAAGAGAAGGATGCTCTAGATGCCTTACTCAAATGGAAGTGGATGTTAGCCGGTGGTATTATTGCTATCTCATGGTTGATTTCACACGTAAATCCTGATACAATAGTCAAGTTTATTAAATAATTAATTGGTTTCTATATTATGAGTGTTTTTATTGACAGGACTTTCCTGTTGCGCATGTCACCTAAGTTGCCAAGGTTCGCCAAGAAAAAAGACGACCTCTATAACTTCAGGTGTCCTTTGTGTGGCGATTCCCAAAAGAATAAAACTAAATCCCGTGGTTTTGTATACCGCAAACAAAATGACTATTTTTATATGTGTCATAATTGTGGCGTATCAACTACATTTTATAATTTTTTAAAATTAGTAGACGAAAGCCTAGTAAAAGAGTATCAACTTGAAAGATATAAAAATGGAGAAACAGGAAACAACAACTATCCCAAGCCTGACTTTGAAGATTTCAAGACAGAGAAACCGTCATTAACAGGAAACAACAACTATCCTAAGCCGGACTTTGAAGATTTCAAAACAGAGAAACCGTTTTTTAAGAAAGCATTGGAACTTCCATCAATCGACAGTTTACCAGAGGCGCATTTTGCTAAGGGCTATGTTCATGACAGACGGATTCCAAAGACCTTTCACTCGCAACTATACTATGCGGAAGATTTCGCAGCCTTCATACAAAGTCTTGGGATTGAGAACACAAACCTTAAAGAGAAAGACCGCCGGCTCGTCATACCGTTTTATGATAAAGAAAAGAACTTGGTCGCACTTCAGGGGCGAGCGTTAGGCGAATCCAAGCTTAGATACATAACATTGAAGCTACATGATGATAATAAAAAAGTGTTTGGCATGGATAGAGCTAACACAGAGTTAATGGTTTATGTTACTGAAGGTCCAATTGATTCAATGTTTTTAGATAACGCAATAGCAACAGCAGACTCCAATTTAGAATCGGTCACCGATTGCGTGGACAAGTCCAATGTGGTTCTGGTGTTCGATAATGAACCTCGTAACAAAGAAATAGTCGCAAAGATGGAACACGCCATAGATAACCATTTTAATGTTGTTATATGGCCAGAATATATTAAAGAAAAAGATATTAACGATATGGTGTTGGACTCTGATTTTTCATTGGATGAAATTCAAGATATTGTAAATAAAAATACCTTCATAAATCTTAGAGCAAAGATGGAATTCGTGAATTGGAAGAAAGTTTAGCATATCACATCAGATTTAGAATTAAATTCAACAACAATAACAACAAGGTGAATATGGAATATCTAGGAATTAAAATTGATTTAGAAAAAGATAAACTTTTTGACGAATTAGGCATCAAACGATTAAAAGAAAGTTACATGAGGGAAGATGAAGAAAGTCCACAACACCGATTCGCCTTTGTATCAAAAACCTTTGGGAGCAATCCAGACCATGCACAAAGATTATATGAATACAGCAGTAAGCATTGGCTCAGTTATTCTACTCCCATTCTCAGTTTTGGTCGTAGTAAGCGTGGGATGCCTATATCATGTTTCCTTAATTATATTGAAGATACTGCAGAGGGATTAGTTGATAATCTATCAGAAACTAATTGGCTGTCTATGTTGGGTGGCGGAGTCGGTATCGGCTTTGGTATTCGTTCTGCTGATGACAAGTCTACAGGTGTTATGCCACATCTCAAAATTTATGATGCGAGTTCTTTGGCATATCGGCAAGGCCGTACTCGCAGGGGTTCGTATGCTGCTTACTTAGATATAAGTCATCCAGATATTATATCTTTCCTCGAAATGCGAAAGCCGACAGGCGACCAAAATCAACGTTGTTTGAACTTACACCATGGTATTAATATCACCGATGAGTTCATGCACATCATTGAACAATCTATGTTGGATCCCGAATTTGATGATTCTTGGAAGTTAGTTGATCCAGCATCAAACGAAGTTCGTGAAACTGTATCAGCGAAAATGTTATGGCAAATGATTCTCGAATTGCGTATGCACACAGGTGAACCATACATTCATTACATCGATACAAGCAACAATAAATTACCACAACACTTAAAAGATTTGGGATTAAAAGTACATCAATCAAATCTTTGTTCTGAAATTATTTTACCCACCAATGAACAGCGAACAGCAGTATGTTGTTTATCGAGTTTAAATTTGGAGACATATGATGAATGGAAAGATAACAAACTATTTCTTAAAGACGTTGCTGAGATGCTTGATAACGTGCTCAATTACTTCATTGATAATGCTCCTGACAGTATCAGTCGTGCTAGATACTCCGCTCAACGAGAGCGCTCTATTGGCATTGGTGCTCTCGGGTTTCATGCTTATCTACAGCGTAACGGAATCGCTTTTGAAGGTGTTATGGCCAAAGTTGCCAACAACCGTATTTTCAAATCTATTCGAGAGGGACTAGATGTTGCGAATAAAGAACTTGGACTGGAAAGAGGTGAGGCTCCTGATGCGGTGGGAACTGGCAATCGTTTTAGTCACCTTATGGCTATTGCACCAAACGCATCCTCTTCAATTATCATGGGTAATACTAGCCCTAGCATTGAGCCTTACCGTGCTAACGCTTATCGACAAGATACTCTTTCGGGATCCTTCTTAAATAAGAATCGTTGGTTAAATGAATTAATTACTAAACTATCACATGATAAATCGGCCGAATGGTACGATGATGTTTGGTCATCCATTATTGCTAATGATGGTTCTGTTCAACATTTGGATTGGATGTCACAACACGATAAAGATGTATTTAAAACATCCATGGAAATTGACCAACGATGGGTTATTGAATTGGCTGGTGATAGACAACAATATATTGACCAAGCACAATCACTAAATCTATTCTTTAGGCCAGATGCACACATTAAATATATTCACGCCATTCATTTTATGGCATGGAAAAAAGGACTGAAAACACTTTACTACTGCCGTTCTGAAAAGATTGGTAAGGCAGATAAAGTATCTAAGAAGATTGAGAGAAATGTTATCAAAGAGCTAGATATGACACAAATTGCTCAAGGTAACGATTGTATAGCTTGCGAAGGATAAATGGCATATTCAGAAAAAGTATTGGATCACTATGAGAATCCAAGAAATGTAGGTAAGATAGAAATAGATGATACCGTAGGTACTGGTATGGTCGGTGCTCCTGCTTGTGGTGATGTGATGAAATTACAAATTAAGGTAATTGATGGTATCATCACAGATGCTAAATTTAAAACGTATGGTTGTGGTTCTGCTATTGCTAGTAGTTCACTTGTTACCGAATGGGTTAAAGGCAAAACACTTGAACAAGCTGGTCAAATTAAAAACTCCCAAATTGCTGAAGAGTTGGCTTTACCTCCCGTTAAAATACATTGTTCAATTCTTGCGGAAGATGCGATTAAAGCAGCAATAAAAGATTACGAACTTAAATGTTCATGTAAGGTATAAAATGGTTAAAGTAACCGATAATGCATTTAGTAAAATAAAAGATTTGATTGTAGAAGAAAAGAATCCTAATATGGCATTAAGAATGTCTGTAAAAGGTGGAGGTTGTTCGGGGTTTCAATATGAGTTTAGTTTTGATGAAACCCAAGAAGAAGATGATTTTGTGATTGAAAAAGATGATGTTAAAGTATTTGTTGATTCTATGTCAGCACAATATTTAATGGAAGCAACATTAGATTATAAAGAAGAAAAATTTAATTCACAATTTGTTATAACAAACCCCGAAGTTAAAGGTACCTGCGGTTGCGGTTCCTCATTTAACATATAGTAGAGAGAAGAATGATTAAGAAAACAGAATCAAGGATGACCGATGAACGTTCATATTTTAAACCTTTTAATTATGCTTGGGCTTATGATGCATGGCTTAAGCATGAGCAATCTCACTGGTTACACTCTGAAGTACCAATGCTCGAAGATGTTAAAGATTGGAAGAAAAAACTCACCAAAGAAGAAAAACAATTTCTCACACACATCTTCCGATTCTTTACCCAAGGAGACATTGACGTTGCTGGCGGTTATGTTAATAATTATCTGCCTTATTTCCCTCAGCCTGAAATACGAATGATGTTGTTGGGCTTTGCTGCTCGTGAAGCACTTCATGTGGCCGCATATTCACATTTGATTGAAACTCTTGGTTTACCAGAAACAACATACAATGAGTTTATGGAATATGCCGAGATGAAAGAGAAGCATGATTATGTATTGAATATTGCTGAACAAAATACAACCAAAGAAAACACAGCAGCACACATTGCTACATTCTCTGCCTTCACCGAAGGTATGCAATTGTTCTCATCATTTATTATGTTGTTGAACTTCCCACGCCACGGTAAGATGAAAGGTATGGGTCAAATTGTTACTTGGTCTATTGTTGACGAAACTCAACACACCGAGAATATGATTAAATTATTCCGCACATACATAGAAGAAAATCGTGAAATTTGGAACGATGAACTAAAAGGTCGTTTATATACCATTGCTGAACGCATGGTAGAATTAGAAGATAAGTTTATTGACTTGGCTTTTCAAATGGGGCCAATGGAAGATTTAACAGCAGAAGATGTTAAGAAGTATATTCGTTATATTGCAGACCGAAGATTAATTTCTTTAGGACTCAAAGGCCAGTTTAAAGTGAAAAGAAATCCACTACCATGGGTAGAAGAAATGATTAATGCACCAACACACACAAATTTCTTTGAGAACAGAGCAACCGATTATGCTAAAGGTTCTTTATCAGGAGATTGGGGTGATGTTTGGGCTCACTAAAGGTTCAACATGACACAAAAACAACTATCAGGAGAATGCTTAAGTTGTGAATCAACTTATAGCGTAGCGTTTATGGAAGAAATGGTTTCCCAAGATTTACCAGAACATTGCCCATTCTGTGGTGAACAAATCGAAGAATTATCCGAGGACTATATAGAGGATGATGACGATTTGGATAATGGAGAATGGGACTAAACTGGCAATATAATAATACTGATTTTACGGAAGACTTGATTGGTAATAATTACGGATTCGTTTATTTAATTACAAATACCACGAATAACAAAAAATACATAGGTAAGAAATTCTTTTATTCTTCCAAAACCAAACAAGTCAAAGGTAAGAAAAAACGGTATAAAGCATCAAGTGGATGGCAAACTTACTATGGAAGTAGTGCCGAACTGGCTAAAGATGTGTTACTATTGGGACATGAATCATTCACCCGTGAAATCTTACATCTTTGCCAGTCCAAAGGCGAATGTGGTTATCTCGAAGCAAAAGAGCAATTTATCCGTGGGGTCATGGAAACAGATGATTACTACAATTCATGGATAATGGTAAGAGTAAGAAAATCACACATCAAGGATTACAATGTTAGACTATCTCAAAAAACTCAAGGATGATCCTGAAGGACCATTCGATGCAATCTTTTTTATGCCGACTGAAGAAGAAGGCCAAGTTCACATTGAAGCAAATCAATTAAAAGATCCGGGTGAACCAATTGGTGGAAATTATTTGGGTCACACTTACGAAGTTATTTTATTTAAAGATGATGCTGTTGAAGATAAGTTGTACAATATTGACCGATTCGAAGCAATCTTCTTGGACCCATATGAATATATCTCCAATCTCTTACCACAAGAATGGTTTGGTATGGTTGTGAGAAAGACTACCACTTCTGGTGCCTTTGTACAACGTATATTTGACAAACTGCAAGAATCGTGATATAATATAATTTTGAAACTATTGAAAGTTTGGTATGATTCTCGTAGACTTAAATCAGGTATTACTTGCCGGCCTGATGGCACAAATTGCCAACCAAAAAGGTAAATTAGATGAGCATTTAATCCGTCACATGGTATTAAATATCATCCGTAATCATGTGAAAAATTTTAGAGCAGAATATGGTGAAGTGGTATTGTGTTGTGACAACCGTAAATATTGGCGCAAAGAATATTTCCCATTTTATAAAGCAAGCCGTAAGAAAAATCGTGATAAGTCCAACTTAGACTGGCATTTGATTTTTGATATGCTTGCCAAATTTAAACAAGAACTCAAAGATAATTTCCCATACAAAGTGTTAGATGTTGAAGGCGCTGAAGCCGATGATATCATTGGTACATTGGCACCACGACAATCCGCACATGAAAAAGTTTTGATTTTATCGAGTGATGGTGACTTCTTACAATTACAGAATTACCCAAATGTTAAACAATATAATCCATCACAGAAGAAATATGTGATATCGGAGAAACCGATCCTAGAACTCAAGGAGAAGATTATTCGTGGAGATAAGGGTGACGGTATACCAAATGTACTTTCTTCTTCCGATTGTTTTGTCCGTGACCTCCGTCAAACTCCTATTACACAGAAGGTATTAGACAAATTAATGAGCGAGAGTTACCTAGAACAAAATGATACCGTCAAGGCTAACTTTATCCGTAATTCCACACTAATCGACCTCTCTTTTATCCCCACCGAGATTAGAGAGAAGATTATAAATACCTATGAAGAAACAAAGCCGGCTAAAGGCAAATTGCTAAATTATTTTATTGAGCATAAACTAAAGAACTTAATGGACGTAATTGAGGAATTCTGATGAAACACATCTATGAAGTTTTTGATGAATTTGAAATGGCTGAATCCAAAAAAGAAAGAATGAATGTTATTGGAAGAAATTTGTCAAAACTGTTAGTAGAAGTTTTACAATTAACATATCATCCGGACTATCAATTCTTGATAAAAGAAATGCCAGAAAATTATGTTTTACCTACTGACCAATTACCGGGTTTAGGTAGAGTGCAATTATCAACCGAAATTCGTAAATTGTATTTGTTTAAAAAAGGCGATGATACTGCTGAGAGATTGACAGAAAGAAAGCGAAACGAATTATTAATACAATTATTAGAATCGCTTGAACCCCGTGAAGCAGAAGTTGTTATTGGTATTTTTAGAAAAGACCAAGGTGTAAAAGGTCTTGATTATAAATTTGTAAAAGAGGCATTTCCACAACTATTACCTTAATGCAAAAAGATAGAATAACTATAATTACAGGAACATTTGTTCCTTTATCTGCTAATGATTTACTCTACATTAAAAAATGTCACCACAAAGGTGATTGGCTTGTTGTTGGTGTCCATACTGATTGGTGGATGCAATGGGCTGAAGGTGGTTTTGTCCAGAACTATGAAACAAGAACAAATATTATTAAAGCAATTAAATATGTTGATGAAGTTTTTTCATTCAATGATTCCGATGGTACAGTCTGTCAACTTCTCAAAATTGTTAAAATTTGTTATCCTAATGCCGATATTACCTATATTTCGCCAGAGGATATGCATAATATGCCCGAAACTAAAATTAAAGGCATAACTTTTGAAACCATGAAATAGGAGATAGTAGTGACCAAATTTGTAGCTAAGTTTCGTAAGAACCAAGACTATAACGAAGATTACAGTTATATGCCAAAGCGAAAACACAAGAATGAACATTCAGAGATTAAAAAGATGAAGAATCGGAATGTAGAAGAACTGTTGAGTGAACTTGAAGATACAAGTTTACCAAAAGAAAACAGAAAATATTAACTTTTACAGCATAAGTAAGTATGCTGCCGTTTTAAGAATAGGATTATATTATGGAGTTATGGGGTGATTATATTAATAACCAAGGTAAACACTTATCGAAGTGGACTTGGTACATTCCTGCCTATGAAAGACATTTCTCAAAGTTAAAAAATCAATCAAACACTTTTTTAGAAATCGGTGTTTGGCAAGGTGGTTCTCTCGAATTATGGAGAAACTATTTTGGTCCTTTAACTAAAGTTATTGGAATTGATATTGATTCGAATTGTGCTCACCTTGCAACTCAAGGAACCAATATTCGTATTGGCAGTCAATCAGATACAACCTTCTTACAATCAATCGTTAATGAATTTGGTGTGCCAGATATTATTTTAGATGATGGTAGTCACAAAGCAAAAGATATTATTGCTTCATTCGATTTCTTTTATCCTTTAATGCCAAAAAACGGTGTATATTTTATTGAAGATGTACACGGCAAATGGGACACCGCAGAACAGTCTGTTGTATTAAATCACATTTTGAAAAAATATGGATGGGACAATACTTTTGCCATTTCCTTATATGATAGCATGATTTGTGTTGAAAAATGTGAATATGGCTGGAAAGAAAATGTTGCCAGACCATAATGTTGTTTAGGTACAACAAAACCGCTTGACATCCTCTTGAGTTTGTAGTACAATGGTTTCTTCCTCTGGAGAAATTCATTTATGATATACGGCTACATTCCAAAATCTAAACCAAAGAAGTTGACTAAAGCTCAACAAGACCAAAAAACAGCGTGGTTGGCTGCCATCAATAAATTATCGTCAAAACGATATTCCCACTCTCCCTCGATTAAAATAAGTTTGCCAGTTAAACAAATGGCTACTTACCACAGAGAAACTCCAAAAGTTGCGTCCTTGGATACCGGATTTATCGCTTGTACAAAGAAATTCGGAAATTCATATACAGGCGATAAAATGAAAGGTGTGGCTACGATGCACAAATCAAATGCTGTGCCGGTTTTCACAGATGCAGAAGCAAAAGAAATTTCCAGCATGCGGAGATGATAAAAAATGAATCCTAAAGGTTGGAGTGATGAAGATTGGGACGAATATGAGGAATATTTGCTCAGTTTGACTGCCAAAGAACTCGAAATTGAGTTAAAATTGCTTGAAACGCTCGGAAAAGCAAAAAAAGAAGGCAAAAATATTGTACCGAGCGAAACTTTTTATGAAATGTGAGTAAATTATGTTGCAACAATGGGAAGAAACACAGATACATAGAGGAATTGATGAAATTATGCACAATTTGCGTCATATTCCAGCTGATGATGTTGCGTATTTCTTGGTAAAGTTCAATCCGAATCTTGCCGAAGAGCTTGTAACTGCAATTGAGCAGCGAATTTTCGATAAAAACGAAGGAAAAAAATATGAATGATAAATCTTATTATATTTGGCTTGATGCCAAAGCAGATGATGATGAAATTCCTGCGTGGAAACGTTTAGATATTGTAATTCGCAAGTGGGCTGTGATTTCTGGATTGGAAAAAGACCTTTCCGACTACCAAAAACGCAAGGAATTATACGAATAATCATCATGTTGCTAAAAAACAACGCTTTTCCTGAAACCACTTGACGGTAAGCGATATATAGCGTATAATGGTTCTATTAACTCGGAGATTATATGGAACTTATTCAATCAAAATCATTACTTGCCAAACTTATGGCAACAGAAAATCTTATCGTTGAACAACGCAACGTATCAACTGCGTCATTCGATGTCAAAAACCGTATATTGACGGTACCTGTATTAGACAAAAATATTTCTGGTTATCTTTATGACCTTTTCATGGGTCATGAGGTTGGCCATGCACTTTATACTCCTCTCGATGGTTTAATCAAAGCCCACGAAGAAAAGATTCCAGCATCTGTAATGAATGTTTTGGAAGATGTTCGTATTGAGAAAAAAGTTAAAAACAAATATCCTGGTATTCGTTCCAGCTTTGTTCGTGCATATCGTGAACTAATTGAAAAAGATTTCTTTGGTACCAACGGCACCGACCTTAATGATTTAAACTTTATTGACCGTACCAATCTTTACACCAAAGGTGGTACAACACAAGGTATTAAATTTACCGACTATGAGCAAACCCTGATTCACCTTATTGAAGGAACCGAGACCTATGATGATGTGATGAAGGTTGCTCGCCTTGTTTGCGACTATATGAAAAAGCAAGCCGAAGAACACAAGAAAAATCATCCTACCGAATTTGAAGAAGATGAAGATGGTGACTATGAAGGTATCGATGCTGATGGTTATGATGATTCTGATGAATTTGATGAAGAAGAAGAAACTCGCAAAGATAATAAAAATTCTGGCGAAGAAAATCCTAACGCAAAAGAAGATGACCAAGATCCTGATGTAGATTCGGGCAATGAAGCTGGCGGCACTCAAGTTTCCGAAGAAGAATCTCTCGAAATTAAATCCTATACTGATGAAGCATATCGTAAAAACGAAAGTAAACTATTTGCGACCGATGGCCGCACTCATTACTATGCCAATATTCCTAATATTAAATTAGAAGATGCAATTGTAAATCACAAATCTTTATGGAAACGTTTTCGTGAAGATGCCAAAAATGAATCAAAGCATTATAGAAGTGATGATTTTACCGGCCTCGACACAGAGAAATTTATGAAGTTGCGTAATGATTCCAAAAAAGTTGTTGGCTATCTTGCCAAAGAATTTGAATTGCGTAAAAATGCTGACCAATTGAAACGTGCTTCTATTGCCAAAACTGGCGATTTGAACATGAGTAAGATTTATTCTTACCAGTTGACTGATGACATTTTCAAAAAGATGACAGTAGTGCCTGGTGCCAAATCACATGGTCTTGTAATGTTCCTCGATTGGTCTGGTTCTATGTCTGGCCACATGGAAAATACTGTAAAGCAATTAATTAATTTAGTAATGTTCTGTAAGAAAGTAAACATTCCTTATGATGTGTATGCTTTCTCTGCCGAACATGATGAACCATACAAACAAGCCTTAGTTGAAGGTGATGTTGTATTGCGTCAATTTAAATTGTTGAATCTGTTATCAAGTAAGATGACTGCGGCTGAATTTACCTATGCCGGTTCTGCCTTAGTACAGATGTCAGAATATCGCTGTGGCTGGAGACCAAACTGGTTGCAAAAAGGCGGCACACCATTGAATGAAGCCGTTATCTCTGCCATGAAGATTGTTCCTGAATTTCAAAAACAATATAAGTTACAAATTGTGAATACCGTATTCTTAACTGATGGTGAAGGCCATGGTCTTTCTGATGTTTTTTATAGAGATAACAAGGGTAATTTAAGAGATGGTTCAACCAATCAAGAAATTGATTATGATAGTATTAACTGGCGAGCAAAACGCCAAATGGTGTTGCGTGATCCAATTACCAAGAATCAAGAAATTATTGAGATTAACCGTGGTCGTGAATTAACTGCATCATATATAAAGATGTTGAAGTTGAGAACTAATTGTAACATTGTTGGTTTCTATGTATTGGCTGGTCGTGAGTTGGGTCGTGAACTGCATCATTTTTATCCTAATAACTATATGTTACATGATAAAATCAAAGCAGAGTTCCGTAAAAACAAATCATTGACTGTTACCAATGCCGGTTTCGATGAATACTATTTGTTGAAAACAGAAGCACTAGATACAGATGAAGATGTAACCTTTGAAGTGAAAGAGAATGCCACCACCCGTGGTCTGGTTTCAGCATTTAGTAAGTACGCTGGTAACCGTTTGAATAACCGTGTTGTATTAAATCGTTTTATAGGATTAATATCATGAAAGATATAGCAACTTTTGTTGGTGAAGCTGGTAAAATTATGGCCGTGATTTATGAAGGCGAAGGCTTTTGGAAAGTAAATTATGGAACATCCGAAGCACCAGCTTCTTTCAGTAAAGTGTTTATGACGGAATCTGAAGCAACTCAGTTTGCAGCAGACTATACAAACAAAAATTCTAAACCTACCTTATTGAGTGAGCAAAATGGAACTATCTAAATTTATGAATGGCGATAAGAAAGCCATTGTAGAAAGGTCGGAGTATAATTATACTATTGTATATTATCTGAATGACAAGGTAATTAAAAAAGAAGTTACTGCTGATTATCAAAAAGCTGAAGATTTGGCAGAAGATTATGTTTTGGCCGAAGAAAAGAAGGGGCCAAGTTTTTTAGTGGAGAAATGGAACAATGTCTAATATGGTTGCTGAAGATGAGTTTAATCCTAAGAAGATTGCTGATGAAATGATTAAACGTTGCCTTGATGCCAGAGAATGGCACATCAAGTGTTATGTGCAAGAAGAATGGTTTATTAACGGCGTTGTACCGTTTACAATTAGTATGAAAGATGGCTTATATACTTGCAAAGTAATTGCTTCCACGAAATTGGCAGCACTTAAAAAAGTGGAAGAATATATGCCTGTAATTAAATTTATTGAAGATCCAAATGAACGATAAAATTAAAGAAACATTAATTATAACTCAAGAGGAATGTGCCGAAGTTATTCAGGCAGTTTCTAAGGTAATGAGATTTGGTTTTGATTCTTGTTATCCAACTGAAGATTCTGCTTCTACTAAAGAGTGTTTGACAATGGAAATGGGACAATTACTTTGTATGATTGGTATTTTGGTAGAACAAGGTGTTATTGATGAAGAAGCCATGGTTGCAGCAATGGAACACAAAAGGATAAAGTTGGAAACTTGGTCAAGCATTTTTAAATAATGGAAATTAAAGAATTAATAAACCGGTTACATACAATCAAAATGTGGACCAAACAAGATTCACAAGCTAGAATTTTATTAGATGAATTGATTAATCATTTTAAATCGCAGTTACCTCAATGACAAAAAAAATATTAGTAACTGGATCCGAAGGATATATCGGACAACACCTTTGTTCGCTTTTAGAACAACGTGATTTTGATGTACACAAATTAGATTCATATATTGAAGAACCTGGTGCTTATAAGTTTAAGGTAGATTTAAGAAAACCTCAGGACATTAAAAGTTCTGGTGTTATGTATAATGATTATGATACAATTATCCACTTGGCAGCTTTAGTGCAAGTAGGACAATCAGTAGAATACCCTACTGCTTACTATAATACAAATATCAATGGTACAAATTGGTTGAGGAATATTGTATCACATAAGAAGTTTATTTTTGCCTCAACTGGTGCGGCTGAAGGTATGGCATCTCCTTATGCTATCTCAAAAAGAGTGGCAGAGCAGATGTTAATTGAACAAGAACCAAATTGTACTATCTTTCGATTCTACAATGTAATTGGTTCTGATGGTTTTGAACCTACTAATCCCGATGGACTATTTTATAATTTAGTACAAGCAATAGAAACAGGTAAAATTACTATATATGGTGATGATTACGACACAAAAGATGGTACAGCAGTTCGTGAGTATGTTCATGTAATGGATGTTTGCCGTGCTTTGATAGAAGCTATTGATAATCCATCTAAAAGTCGTTTTGAAAACTTGGCATACAATGATACAAGAACGGTCAAAGAGATTGTCCAAACTTTTATCAAAGTGAACAAAGTAAATTGTCAAGTTGAATATGCACCAAGACGGCCTGGTGATTTGGAATCTTGTTACTTAGAGAACCCGTCGCCGTTTATGAAAAGAAACTATACTTACGAAGAAATGCTAAAATGGAAACCCTTAAATTTACCGGAATGATTATCTTCCTAGTAGGTGTTTATGCACTTATGAATGATGATGATTACCATAAAGAGTTTGACAAACCACACATAGTCCGTTATAATTGTGATAAGTTAATTGCTGGTTGGCATCCAGATGTTCCACCTGAAGTGATAAAAAAATGTCGTGACCCAAATGAAAGGACTGTCCGTGTTACAACCTATAAAGACTAAAATTCTCATTCAATTGGAGAATATGGAAAAAGAACAAGTACTAAATTCTGGTATCGTTTTGACTACAAAAGACCAACACGAAGCCCAGCGAGCAAAAGTGCTGGCTGTTGGTCCTGCTGTAGAATACGTTAAAGTTGGTGATAGTATTATTCCTAATTGGAATGCTGCAGAACCTACAAAATTTGAAAAAGAAGATTACTTCCTTGTTAAAGAGGAAGAAGTCGTAATGATTGTTGAGGAGTAATTATGGTAACCACTTATGATGAGATGTATATTGCCGTACTAAGAAAAGAACGTGAACACCTGTTGAGTTTACACGACCCGCACGCAGAAGGTACAGGTCATTTTAATACGGCAGCAGGTGTATTACTTCAACGAATTAAAGAAATTCAGGTCAAGAATGAAAAGTGGTCAGTTGAAGTTAATGATTAACGATACAAGGCTTGTGATTCTTTGATTTTACCATTGCGAGCTAAGTTAGCGGCATACTTGGCTTGACCAATTACACAGAGAAAAAAGTAGATAGATTTAAGTAGTTTCATTTTAATTCCTTATTAGTAGTTTCACTATTAGTGTTTATACTAGTATATAGGACAATAAGTATGACAGGAGAATGACATGACCACATTTACTAGTGAAGATAGAGAAGAAGCAGAGAAGCGCCAAAAAATTATGAATGACCTTCAAAACAAAGACCAAATGGAATTACCATTGGATTGGGAAGAAACTTCCTCTGCATGGCCATTTAAAGAAGAAGATATTTTAGAAGAACACGAAGTGCCAGATTTCAAAACTGAAGAATAAAAATGCGAAACGTAAAAACGAAACTTACCATCCTAACCGCTCTCACGCTTCTGGTTTTTGCCAGCGCTTCCGGAGCTATTAGCCGTTATATTCCCACAATAACCGAGGATACGATTACTTGTCGGCCTCAAAAGGGTTCCTCTGAGGATCTGTGGACTTGCACAGACTATTATGGTAACCGATTTAAAGATTTACAAATCACTATTTTTATTAAATGATATTCTATAATATCCTCGGATTATTCTTCACGTTTATGTGGAATACTTCTATGCTCGGCGGAACAATCTATCTCATCACAAAAGAAGATTGGTCTCCGTGGACCTTAGTGGCCACTCTCTTTTTCTTTATTCGTTGGAAAGAATGGACTCCGAAAGAACCAAAACAACCTGAAGCTTCTAAGATAATCACTCTTTAATGACTGGAAAACCAGGTAAAAAATCGAATCTAGCCAAAGGCAGACATAGTTTCGATGCGGAGATAGGTGGAACTCTGGTACCTTTCCTTAACAGGAATATATCAGAATATCCCACAGAGGCAGGCGCAGTTAAATTTGAACTGGTACCTGTAACTCAGCAAAAAGACATAATGATTAATCATGCTAGGATGTATGCCCAGCAAGAATATGATAGAATTATGGAACTGGTTTCTGTATTACAAAAACAGGCTGATGATATTAAACGCAGATTGAATGTCACGGATGCTGTTCATGCCGCTGTGTACCAGTTTTCTCCAGTCATGGGTCATGTATATTGGTTAGTATGGGATAAGAGAAAACAACATATACTCTTAACACAGAATGGTCCAAAGGATTGGTCAAGTGGTGCTCCTGAAGATTATGAATATCAGACACAGGTGAAGTATATGGGTGACCACACATGGATGGAGATACAATAGAGTATGGTTCTAAATAAGACATACAATAGAACCGCTAAGTGGGACGTAGAAAATAATCGGTGGCGGATCGGAGAAACCACTCTCTATCAATGGTACACTAATGAAGAACAATCTATCTCCCCAATCTACTCAGACCTTCCAGAAGCACTCCAATGGATCATCCAACACGATGAAAACCTATCGTAGTATCTTTATCTCAGATGTACATTTAGGTACCAGAGATTGTCAGGCCGATAAACTGAATAATTTTCTTAAACATAATACCTGTGATACTCTCTACCTTATTGGTGATATCATTGATGCTTGGAAGATTACTCAAAACAAATGGCGGTGGCAACAATCTCATTCCAATGTAGTTCGTAGAATCCTTGGTCATGCAAAGAGAGGTACCAGAGTAATCTATGTTGCTGGTAACCACGATGAATTTCTACGACCTATGATACCCTATGGATTCTCTTTTGGTACCATAGAGATACACAATCAAACTGAACATATCGATGCCAATGGTAAACGCTTTCTTGTTACTCATGGCGACCTATTTGATGGTATCTCTAAGTTGGCTCCGTGGTTGACTTTCCTTGGTGATAAACTGTATGATATGATACTCGGATGGAACTCGAAATTCAATTCTTTTCGTAGACGCTTTGGATTAGGTTATTGGTCATTGAGTAAGTACCTCAAATATAAAGTAAAATCCTCCGTAGACTTTCTGTTAGGCTTTGAGAAGAATATCTCTGAATACTGTAAGAAACGTGGCTTTGACGGAGTTATCTGTGGACATATACACCATGCTGAGATAAAAGAGATAGACGGCATTCTCTATATGAATGACGGTGATTGGGTAGAATCGTGTACCGCTCTGGTAGAACACCATGACGGGACATGGGAGATTATCCATTGGACTAAAGAACAGGACGCATCGTAATCCTTCTTGGCCGGTCCTAAAAAAAATTTCGAAATACTGATTCCGGCCTAAAAAAAACTTTTTGGATTTAAAGTGTTTGACCTGGTACGGACTTTTTTTTACCTATACGGATCAACTGCTTGCCGGCGCTTTCTCTCAGCGCCTCTCTGAGCTGCTCTATACCCCCTCTGCGTCTCCTGTCTGGTTTCCATGCGTCCTGCCTTATCCCCTGTACGCCTCGCCGTGCGTCCCGAAGCGTCCCAATAATACTTGACCACCCCGCTACAGTATTATCCTCAATAAAATCAACCACTTACCGCATCAAAAAATAACGGTTGACAATTTCGGTGGTTCGTGTATACTAGTAAAATCAAGTCTGCGCAACGATATTGCGCTTTATTATTATCTGAAAGTATTATATTATTATTATTATGAATAACGATATTAAAGCATTATCCAATATGAGTATCGCTGAATTAAAGCAATTATTATCTTGCGTTAATCAAGATATTAAGTCCATTAAGCGTGCTGAGAAAATTGCTGCTGATAATGTACCTACTGAATATGAAATATGTAACGATATTGCTAAACGATTTACTAATAAACAATATCCAAAACCAGTAGAAAATGCTAAACTAAAAGCAGATATTCAAATTCAGCAAGATATTCTAGAGTATCTCAATAGTGGTAATCATATTATCACTGCTCGACCAAGAAAATCGAGAAAATATAGTAATAAACCATTTACAGTATCATTAACCAAAATCGTATCACTTTAAACTAAAAGGAAATTATATGTTATTAATCGACACTATTCAAGCATTATCATTAAAAGATAAAAGAGCATTAGTTAAAACAATCCGCTCTATTATCTCAGAAGAAGTAAAAGAGCAAAAAGTATTAAAAGTATTTTCTAAAGTAGCAAAAGAAAATGCTAAGAAGGAAAAAGTATTAGCGCAGATTAAAGCGGCAGAAGATAAACTTGCCAAATTAACTGCAAAACTAGCAGTATAATGTTTATAATATGCTTTGAGAGTATCAGAGCATATTAGTAAGTATTATTACCACTTATAAACAATTAAACTAAAAAGGAAATTATGTTAATAGAAAAAACTGATAATTATGTAGTATTGCAATCGTTTGCGTCCCGTACTGAAAATGAATATGAAGTATATGATTTAAATGAGAATATGCTCGGGTATTTTGTAGAGCGCTCTGATAATGATTATGAAGTATATTCGTTAGATTGCGCAGAATTCGGAAATATATCGCATGAAGAATTCAACCAAATTGATTATGTTGATGATTTTGCTAATGCTGTTAATCTTATTGTGAGTAACGCTTATGCTGAATAATGCCTTAGATATTAAAATTGTTGCCATTCGCAATGATATTACACAATTAAAAGATGAGTTTTATATAGACCATCCAGAGTATGTTGCGATATTGAATACCGCTTATACTGCTCTAGATGATTTAGTTTACCTTAAAATAATAAAGTAATACCATATTGATGATTTATAATAATCATTATGTCGCTCAGAGGTGCATAGTGATTATTAGTAAGTTATTGATTATATTGAATATTTTATTGTGATAATCTTAGATAGTGCTCGGATAATCTGTTTGGATTAACTAGGACGCACTAGGATAATCTGGTATTCAAACTAAGACTTAATCGAAGCACTATACCGGCGACATTATGGCGACATATTATTAATTATTATAAAGGAAGTTATTATGAGTAAAAAGCATTACATTATCGTAGCAAAATCATTATTTGAATCAAAAGCAGATTTTCTATTATGTTCTAATCTGGCAGTCCAGTTTAAGAATGATAATAGATTATTCGACATTAACCGTTTTCTAACAGCGTGTGGACATTAATATGATAAATGATATTGTAGTAAGCATTATTTGTATGTTATTATCTCGTTTTTCTTATGATTTTACATGGGAACAGCGAGATAGAATCCAAGATATATTATCAGAAAATCAACCAATTTAAGGTATCATTATGTCATGGGAAGATAAGCAGTATATTAAGATTGTGTTATTAAGCAGTAGTTTATTATTATTAGGAGTATGTTTATGAGTTTATCTAAAGCAGATATGGTAGCATTATTAGAAAAAGCACAGGAATTAATCGATACGGTTATTACTGAATATCCAGATGATAATGATTTGGACGATATGGATTCACCATTATCTTATCTGATTAACGCTTCTGGTGATATATCAGATGCACTTAATCTAATAGAATAGTGGTATTATAGTGGATATTGATTAGTATCCATTAGTAATATTATTAGGAGTTTGTTTATGAAATTTATTGTATTGTGTTTGGTTATATCATTATCTTACCATTTTTCTGATATCAATAGTCAATTTATGGTAATGAGTGGTAATTTACATATTGAAAGGTCATTATGAGTGGTACGAAGCGGTTAATCGAAGAATTTAATTATTACTTTGATAATAATAATAGTGGTGTGGAAATCTCTGGTATTAAGTATTCAGCATCGGAGATATTGTTTAATCTTAATCCAAATGCGTATCAAAGTGAATTTGATACTTGGTTGGATATACAGGAGAGTAATAATGAGTAAATTTATTGCAGATAATACACGGGTAATTGGTTTATTTCAAAATGAAGCGGTTATCGGTAAGGTAGAATCCAGTAGAATGTATGGTAAGCGTATTGTATATACGGTCAAACTGGATAATCCAATATCATTAAGGTGGCGTACCGATCCAGTATATACTATAATGCTGGGTAAAGGTGAGATTAAGGCGGCGCCATTATGATAAGGAAATTATATTATCTTACCATTTTATTTTGTTTGTGGGCATTAACATTATGTGCATTAAATTTATATTATTCGGTAATGTATTTTAATTATTATCTCAAATAGTCCGTTGTGCCCATACAACACATTATGGTTTTTCGGCAGAGAAACCGTATTGGAATATGCCATATTGATTGTGGTCTATTCTAATGCCTGTATAATGGTTTTTTCAGTAGCAAATCTTGATTGAAATTTTTAAGAATAGGAAATTATGAATTTATTATCAGTCGGTAATCCCAAGACTTTAAAGGGAATGGCACAAGGTTACAATACCTTTATTTTGCATCTTGCGCCATATACATTATCTGGACATAATACTTGTCCTAAGGCGTCAGCAGGTTGCGCTGCCGCTTGTTTGAATACGGCAGGCAGAGGTGGTATGTTTAAGCGTGGTGAGGTAACGAATACTATTCAGCAGGCGAGAATCCGTAAAACTAAAATGTTTTATGATAATCGTGAACAGTTTATGGCATTATTGGTAAAAGATATTGAATTGGCAATTAAACAATCTGCCAAAGCAGGTCTTATTCCAGTATTCCGTTTGAATGGTACTAGTGATTTATCATGGGAAAAGTATTCAGTAACCCGTAACGGTGTAGTATTTACTAACATATTTGCAGCTTTTGATAATGTCCAGTTTTATGATTATACTAAGGTGCTTGGTCGTAAAGTAAAACATATTCCTAATTATCACCTTACATTCTCTATGGCAGATGGTAATTATATGGATTGTAAACAGGCGGTTAATGAAGGTCTTAATATTGCTGTGGTATTTGGTATTAAGAAAGGCACAGCAATGCCAGAGAAATTCTTTAATTCTAACCTGACTGTATTTAATGGTGATGAAAGTGATTTACGCTTTCTTGATCCAAAAGGTTGTGTGGTTGGTTTGTATGCCAAAGGCAAGGCAAAAAAAGATACTAGTGGTTTCGTAAAATATCCAGTAGGTGAGTATTCATTTACTATCAAATTAGATAAGGCGGCATAATATGAATTTATTTAAATTAATTGATGAAGTTACCGAATTGACCGAGAATTATATTGGTACAATGGAAAAAGTACCTGCTGTCAAATTAGGTCTTGATAATAGGTCAGGTAGTTTGTTTGTATCACCTGATTGTATTGCTGTATATAAAGGTAATGACCGTGCCTTACAGTATTATGGTGGTTTTGAATATGTTGATACACAATATCGGCATGAAATGGGTGATTTTGTATTCTATTCAGCGGAAGATGATAGAGTCCAAGGTCATTTAGAAGATTATTTGAATAAAGTAGAGGTAGAATAATGGTAACTAGTTTTAGACCTGAATGGCGGGATAATGCCATTGAAGCATTGGTAAATGATGATTTAAATTCATTTATGACAATGCGTGAAGAATGTGGTGATGAATCGGTATTGGCACAAATACTATATTCTGGTTTCAAAGGTTATCAGAATTACTTTGATGAAGAATTAGAAACGGAATTGCGTGAGCGTGATATCTCAACAGTATTTGGAGATAATGATGATTAGTCAAACTGTATTAATCGTATTATTTGCCTTAACTGGTACATTAACAGTAATTGCAGGCATTGGATTTATTAAACTATTTAAGGAACCGATTAAATGAATACATGGGATTTTGTGGTAAGTGAATTAAAATCACTCCAACAAGGTTTTGAGGATCATCAGGCAATCACGGAATTGTTTGTGGAACAAAAACTGTTGCGTGGATACAACATTGTTAAGAGTAAAACCAAGTAAAGCTTGACAAAAATTATTTTCGCTTTTCGTTGTTTCCATACAACAAACCTATTGTGGTATTCATTGGTACCTGTATAATGGTTTCATTAATTGATTAGGAGATATTATGTTGAAATTTGAAGGAATTGCTACTGTTGGTGATATTATCCGTGCATATGATTTTAAACCATGTGCAGGTCGTGATGATGCATTTATTGAAGGTGTGGTGATTGATACCAATTCTTATGAGTCCGGTTTTAGTTCATACAAAATAAAAGTAACGGTTGATAAGTTTAAAAAATACGAAACCAAAGCTACTGCTAGAAACCGTGTTGAGCAGATTGCTTTTGTACCACATCAAACCAGTTTTAGCGAATTCGATTTTAGAGTAATTAATTTAAGTAAAGTTTAATGTTAAATGAGGCATCCTGTCGGGTATAAGACCTCATCTTTTTGAAAGTATATTATGAGTAATAATATGAATTATCGTTTAAAAGAAATTGCAATGTGCCAAGCATTAGAGAATTTTCAGGCACCAGCTAATTTTCGTTCTACTTATAAGGCAGTACCAATTGCTTTGTATGAAGAAGTAAAACAATTTATTGATTTCACCAAGTATTATGTTTGCTTCCGTGGTCCTCGTTTTAATCGTAGTTATTCTACCCGTAAGCGTGATGCTAAGGCGTTTGATGTATATCAACGCAGTGACCGTGATACCAGAGAAATTCGTATTGAGCGTGATGCCTTTAATCGTGGTGTCCGTTGGGCAAACAATAGGAGCCATTAATGAGTAATGTATATGTGGTGAGTTCTGGTCGTTTTGATGAAATGACAGGTAATACCAATTGGTTGACATTGCGAGCTTTTACTGTCTATGCAGATGCTGAGGCATGGATTGCTTCAGAGATTAAGCGTGACCCAAGCTTCAATGAAGATTTGGATTTTTATGACATTGATGGAGTATCATTATATGGTAGCTTATAAAGATTTAGATACTGGTTTGCAAGAGTATGTGGCGCACCTACAGGCAGATTATGATAGTAAAGGTGGCAACCAGTTCATAGAGTTTTATTATGAGCGTGGTCGTAAATATGCTCATGTCATTATGAAGCATATTGGCCAGTTTAGTATTGGTCAACGCAGTTCACATTCTTGGATTATGCTTGATAATGACAAACAGTTTAAGCAAGGTGAAATTCTAAAGTCAGCAAGTTGGAAAGCACCTGCTCGTAACTTTGGTCGTGGCAATGTATTAACTGGTGAATTTAAACATATTAGATGGGCGGGTGTATGAGTGATTTTGATGATATGAATGTTGAAGAATTACAATCGTATTTCTCTGATTTTCATAAAGATTATTATGGTTTTCGTCCTCGTTTTGCAACACCAGAACAATGGCGTAACCGTGATTGGTTGATTGAAAGTATTAATGGCATACATGATGCTTTTGATGCTATGAAGAAAACACCAGAAGGCCGTGCTCAGTTGCGTGCTGAAGGTTGGGTTATTGAAGAAAGTGAGATTGTATAATGGGTACTAGGTCATTAACATTTGTATATGAAGAATATAATCATGTGCAGAAACCAGTTTGCAATATGTACCGACAATATGATGGTTATCCAACCGGTCATGGTGCTGAGTTGGCAGAGTTTTTGAGTGGTGGTCGTTTAGTAAATGGTTTGATTGAAACCAAAACTGTTGAAGAAGTTGTTTTTAATGGTATGAGTTGTTTAGCAGCATCGATGGTTGCTTATTTCAAGCAAACACCTGGTGGTTTCTACATTTACCCTACTGATATGACCGATTGTGGTCAAGATTATGAATATCACATCTATGATAGTGGTAAAGGTTTGTATATTGAAGTGGTTGATTGTGGTTGTAATATGTTTGGTGTCACCATGAGTGATAAACATGATTTTGTATTCAAAGGCAATCTAAAAGAGTTTACTGAATTTTGTAAAGAAAAGGAATTAGCATGAGTTATGATTCAGATTTTGAAAGAATTTACATGGTTGAATTTCAATCAGGTAGAATTATTCATGTTGGCCAATATACAGTTGAAGATGTAAAAGAATATTGTGCTGATGAGCATGAGGGTGAAGTTATTAAATCCATCTATGAAGAAGTTTATACTAATGATGGTGAAGATGAATAAAAGCAATTATCAAATCGATTGGGAAAGATTGGCAAAGTATAATATTGTGGTCAATACACAGCCAAAAAACCCATTAGATGATGTGGTGAAGAATGATGAGT